CCATGCGGTCGATAACCTTAAATCGCTTCTCGCCGGGGATGTGTTGGATGAGGTCGAATTGCTTCTGCGCAGCCTTGCTCGTGGCATTCATTTTGACGCTCTGTAAACCGGCACCTTTTAGTTGGGCATTGGTATACTTTTCCCACGTGGCTTTTTTCATCGCTTTGCCACTGGCTCCGCCTACAACTCCTCGGACAATGGCCTCGTTATTGCCCGAGCATTTGATGAGCACGCTATGCTTACTGTGGTCGTAGTTGGCGGTGCGCTCGTAAATCTTGCCGGTGAGTACGAGTTGCCCGCCCATGTAAATCTTGCACAGCATCCCCGGATAAAGTTGCAGCGCCGATTGGCCGGTCGGCAAATCGAAACCCAAGCCGGGAGCCGGTAATACTTCGGTGGCCACGAACGCGCCTTCGCGCATGGGCTGACCTTGATTAATTGTAACCTCGACCTGCGCCCAGTCCTTGTATTGTTGGCCGTTGGCCACAATGATGCACTGGTCGGATGGCGATTGAATGCTATCGGTCGTGCCCGCACCCGTATTATTTCCACTACCGATAGCGTTAGGGTCGGTCGCGGCGGGCGGAGTCGGTGCCTGCGGGGCCTCGGGTGGCCGGGGTTGTGGGAGTGGAACGTCGTTCATGGGAATTGGTCCGCTAGGCAGCGCCCCCGCACGGGCGGGAACGCCGGATGGACAATGTGGTTCTCCGCCACCAATTCGTCACTGCGTTGTGCCACCGACTTGTTGGATAACGGATTGGTCGAGTCGGGATAGAGCATATTCGCCAAGCGCAGCGTCGGCACCGGTTCCGTCAGGCTATAAGACATCATGCGCGGAAGCGGGCGCGAACGTGAGGTGAGGTCGTTGGCGGTATTGGTAAACAGGGCTATCGCAGTCTGATAGCTGGCGGCATCGCCGTAGTTGGCCAAATAGTCGATGATGGGTGTCCATGCTTTATCGATCCGTTGCAGCATCTTATCTACGTCATCGCGACTCTGGAAGTTGGTGCCAGCGTTGATGCGTGCCTGCTGGATGAGACAAAAGTGCAGCGACATCTCCTGTACCGCAATGCCCAACTCGCCCAGTGGCGCTTGTCCTATGATATTGGTGCGGACCAAATCGAACGAACTGTAAGTCCCACCATTCAACCGCGCGAGGTTGAAACAATTGGAAAGGTTGGCCGAGTAGGTCTGCGCATCCAGCATCGCCCCCACATTGGCCGCGAGGTCGCCGGTTGCCCTGCGGAGGTCGGAGCCGGTGCGTCCTTGTGACGTGCCGGGAGCCGCCGCGCCGCGCAGCCATAAAACAATCTGGATGGTGAGGTCCGTTACCTCCTGCACCTGAAAGGATCGGCTCTTTTGCGGCATCAGACTCCGCTCGCTGCGTTGGGGGCGTTGGCGGTTTGCGTACCCGCGCCGCCCGCGCTGGTCCCGGGCGATTGCGGATTAGAGAACCCACCGTTTACCCATTTCATGTTGTTGACTACTTCCTGCGATTGGAAATCGAAGTTGGACGCCGCTTGCGCGGTCTGCTGCGGCGTCTGGTCCGGCACCATGACGTTGGAGGCATCGCCCGCCTCCACGAACTGCATCTCGAACGCCGCGTAGCCGCCGCGCTCACGCATTTCCTGGCACGAGTAGGTGGTGCAAACCACCTGCATGGCCGGGATGGTTGGCAGCGTCAGCGAGCCGGGAGAACCGTTTTCGCAGGCATTGATGAGCGCCTGCATGTCCTGGATATAGTTGAACCCGTTATTCACGTTGGCGATGACGAACCCGGTCACCGTGAAGTGGACCGCGCGCTGACCCATATCTTCGGAAAAGGGCGTGCTTTTCTTCGGGTATTCGTGAATAGCAACTCGACGGCCCGATACACGACTAGCCACTTCGATGAAAAACCGCGCCTGCCGGAACGAAGCTTGCCGGTACTTGGCACGCCAGGGATTTTGCGGCATAGGCATGGGTTAAGCCAGGACTGCTCTACGGATGGTGTCTGCATCGAACAAATCGTCGTCGGATTTCATCCTCGCGGTAGCGCGGGTTCCGGCGGGACCCACCACGTTGAGGTTAATCGCGAGCTTAGTGTCGCCACTTAGCGGGGCCAACGAACTGCTTTTAACTGGTGCTGGTTGTGATTTCGGAGCGCGCCCGGTAGGTGACCACTCAAAATGTCCCCAATCATGCATGCGTGCGCCGGACGAGGTGTCCAGGTTTCGCATATGATGTTTAGCCTGAATATACGCAAATTCTTTCGGATGCGCTTGCGCCCACGCATACAAGGCTGCACTGTTGTTTGGTCCACTGCCGAACCCAGTCTCAATATCGACTGCATTACCCATGCCATGTTGCAGAGGCTTGTTGACGTAAACGCCAGCGAAATTTCCGAGCGGAGCGCCAGCTACATACAAATCATGCAAAAAGCCAGCTATGTCAGCCCCCGCGTATTTGTTAGCTGTAATAACGGAAATGCCCCTGGCCACGCTTTCGGGGATGCCGGTTTTGAATCTCCTTAGCTCTGGATGGCCGGGTCCGACATCGCCCATTCCCAATTCCGCAGCTAATTTTGAGCCCATAAAATTATATTGGCCGACTCCAACATACCCAGTGTCGCTTGCATCATAATCCAATCCGCCAGGAGCGGGAGCGACTGCCTCGTCAGCACCTACATGCCCCGAACTACCTGGACCTATACCAGGACGGAATGTCGGGCCGCCTCTTCCGTAGCTGGTGCTACCCATACCCGCGCCGCCGCCGTCCGCGCCGAATGCGCCCCCCGGCATCTCCCCGGCCTTGGCTGAACCCATGAAGCCGAAGCCGGTCTTGAACCCTCGCCCCATATACACATTGTTAATCAGCCATTGCATATAATCCACAAAACCACCGTACACCGCGCCTCGCATATTGGTTCCGAGCAGCGCATCAAGACCCGCTGCGCCAGCCCACAGAGTCCCATAAACCGGAATCCCCGCAATACCCGACCAGTACCTTATCTGCTCTTGCAATATCCGCTCGCGCTCTGCCGGGTCCCCCGGAGGATTAGTTACTGATTCTATGAGTTCCTTCACGCGTTTCAACAATGTCAGTACTTCCGGTGCCACCCACTTCGCCAGCATGTCAAGCAAGACCTTCCATTCGATGACAATCTGCGCCAGCGTCTTTTCAATCTCCATAATGGTGGCTTTTTGCTGCTTGGTCACTTCGAATTGTTTTTCGTATTGTTTAGAAAGCTCCCAAACATCTCGCACAAGCTGCGTGTCAGCGGTGCCAAAAAAGTGCTGCGTCAACAATCCCACGGTTTGCGGGTCGAGGCGCTCAGACAACCTAATGATATATTCGATGGCTTCAGTAAATTTACCAGCCGCCGCCAGCTTTTGAATAGCCCCGTAATCCTCGGGGATGAGTTGAACTAGTGCCCTGCGTTCCTCGATGTTTTGCAGCTTGAGTTTTTGAAGATGCCCGACCGCGAGTTCTAACGCTTGCAATCCCGGCTGAAATTCCGCCGCGCTGGAAGCCTCTTGAAACGCCTTCAATCGTCCATAAGCGATGCCGGTCGCGGTTGAAAGCCGTTCCAATCCAGCCGCGTTTCGTGCCCATCCGCTCACCGCGACGGTAACGCCCGTCATCGTCGCTGTGGCTATCGCAGCCGCCGCACCAAATACGGTGAGGCCCTGTATCAAACCTCCGGCCCCACTGAACGCCTGCGCGAGCGAGGTGACCACTTTAGCCATTACTTGCAGTTGTTCAGTGAGGTTCGCTATGTCGCCCTTGCCGAGGCGATAGAATCCCTCCAGTCCAACCTGCGCTTCCTTCAGCGACTTGCTGAAGTTGTCAATCGCGACAATCGGGACGTTGAGTTGAACCGTGGGGTTGCTAGGCATTACTGCGCCCCGACGTTCTGCTGCTTGTCGTCTTTACGGTAATCGCGATAATACGGGTCATCGGATAATGCGGAACGCTTTTGCTTCAAATCGTCATTGCCGCCGACCTTCACTTCGATATCCACGCTACCTTTCTTCTCGGGGGTTCCGGCCCTGCGCGCCAATTCAGCACTGTCGTGCGGAATTGGATTGAGCCGAGTCACTAGCGTGTCGCGGTTAATCCCGAGTTCCTTGGCCGGGTCAAACAGTCCCCTGAACCCGTAGTCGGCCCGTTGCCGATGTTCGTAGTGTAGATGCGGCCCGATACCGGGAGAGCCAGTATGCCCGACTCTGCCAATCGAACTGCCGGGTTGCACCGTGTCGCCTTTTGCGACTGCCATGCTTGAGAGATGCGCATAACGGTCAACCGTACCGTCAGACCGCTGCACATCGACGGTCCAGCCGTAACCTTGATGCCATTCCGCCGATAGTACTCGACCGCCGACCGTGGCGGAAACCGCCGACCCCTCCGGGGCTCCGATATCAACGCCAGCATGTTGCCGACGACCACCGCTACGTGGGTCGCCCAACAAGCCGGTGACGTGTCCGGTCACTGGCATGACTTGGTCAGCCGCGCCGGTGCCTACTCCCGCAGGCGTTCCAGGCGTCCCGGTCGCCGCTTGCCGCGCCCGCACCGTATTTGCCTGCTGCGACTTGAAGAAGTTGCGATAGTCATCAAGCGACTTACCCAAAGGCCCCCATTGCTTGCTTGTGGTCGCTATCGTGTTCCAGTTGCCCTTGCCAATTTCGACCATCCAATCGGGTGGCGTAGTAGCCGAGCCGCCACGCTGGTTGGGGTGAAACTGCATCGCCTGCAAGATGGCCGCCTGCTCGGCGGGACTCAGCTTGCTCATGTCGATACCAGCCGCCGCCAACTTTTCCTTGAAATGATAATGGTCCAACCAACGACTATAGAACTGAATTTGTTGCTCGGCGGTCATCGACAAATACTGCTGCGGCGTAACTCCCATCTCGCGCAGCGTATCGGGACCGACTTGTGTTAGCCCCATGTATCTGCCGCCCGCGCCGCCGGTGACTCCCGGCTTCCACGACGGGTCCTCGACCGTTATCATGCTGGCAATAGCGGTCGGGTCGATGCCCTGCGCCTTGCCAGTGTTAACCAGTGCTTCTTTAATGTTCGCGCCTAATTCTGGAATTACTGACCCGGAGCCTTGGTCAGCGCCGTCGCTGCGCACAGTGCCTCCCGGCCCGCCTGGACGCCTCGGCATGCCGGAAGCGCCGCCGCCGCTATCACCACCTCCGCCGCCTCCCGGAGTCGCGCTCGGGTACGATGACGAGTAGGTCGTCGTCTGCCCGGAGAGACCTGGGTCGCGCTGGAATAGTTCCTGCGTCATGGCTGCGGCGGCATTGGCCGCCGTCGTCATACCAGCGCCGCCGGAGCCAGCTACGCCTGCTCCTGCGCCCGCGCCCGCGCCTGGACCCCCCGGCATGGTGGCCGCACCGGCTGCACTAATGGGACTAAAGTTCTTCTTCAACCATTCCCATACGCCCGATGCACCGCCGCTAATGATATCTCCGATGCTTGGCGTACCTTTAGGCTTGGCCGCTTCGGCGTCCTTCGCGCCCTCCTTGGTGCCCTCGCGCACCGCCTTCTGCAAGGTATCCTGCGTGGATTGCGGCACCTGTGGCTGGCCGCCGCCTTTGCCGCCACGCTGGAGCCACGCTTGGAGATTGGAATCCGCTTGTTGATTGATGCGCGGGCCGCCCATCTGCACTTGAAACTGCGTTAGCGCCCCCTGCCCGAGACCTTGGTGCATTTGCGCCGGGGTAGTGGGGCCGGTGCTGGTGCTGCCAAACCATCGTTGCCATGACTCGTCTATCGGGTCGTGCAATAAGTGCAAAACTTCCTTGAGTACATTTAGAACCGTCGGCGCGGTGGCGGTGGCCATCTGCTGCAAGACCACCGCGTAATCCATCCGCAGTTTCCGAGTTGCCTGCTCAAGCTCCTCGTTGGCCTTGGCTTGTGCCTTGGTATTCTGCAAACGCTTAACCAATTCAGGGTCCATCTGCTTCATTGCGTCTAGGAAGTCTTCGGCCCTGTCGGTGTTGAAAATTTCCGCCGTTGCTATCGACCGAAACTGCGGCGCAATATGTTCGATGCCAATACGAGCGGCGTCCATAAACCCCAAAAGGTCACTGCGTTTAGCCGCCTCCTCGACCCGCTTTCGGTCTTCCGGTAGAAATTCCTTCGCGAACCATTCACGTGCATTTCCGCGATGCAGATTAAATTCCTGCATCTTGCGGTTGGCGGCCTCCAAGCCGCGCAGCAAGTCAACGCCGGTCGCCTTACCCACGACGTCCATCGCGAGTAGTTGCTCACGCGCCACGCCGAGTTGTTTCGACATGCGCGCGAGACTGCCCTCGTGCTCGGCAAATCCCGAGATTGAATGCACGAGACCGGCGAACGCCGCACTAGCCATACCGGCGGCAATGGTAAAACCAGTCAGTGAGCCGACAAGGCCGGTCGCCGGGTTCTTCAACGATTGCGCGACGGAGGTGACCGCCTTGGCGAATTCCTGCATGCGCGCGATGGCGTCCCGCGTATCACCCTCGCCCAGACGATAGAACCCCTCCAGCGAGCCCTGTAGCTTCTTCGCTATCTCGCTGAATTCATCAATGCCCTGGATGACGACATTGACTTGTTGTCCCTGGCCTGGGATAGGATTACCCATTGCGCCACACCCGCTCCGCTTCTTGGACTTCGTTATCCATCTTCACCATTTGATTAGTCCAGTGCAGATAGCGCCGGATTTCCGTAGGCGTCTTTTCGAGGAAGCTGTCGGGATGTTGGCCGTAGAACTTCGCCAGCCGATACGCCGCGATTACGATACTATCTGAAAATCCGGCACGAAAAAAGGCGCGAGCGACCAGCACGCACTAACATAGTCGCGCGGGTCCATCGACCGTATCTCTCGCTCGGTGCAGTTGCCGAGCTTGGCCAGCAAGCCGGTCATCTTGGATGTATCAAACACCGGCTTCGCGCCCTGCCCGAATTCCATCGACATCGGGATTCCGTATTGTTCGATGTCGAGCACCGTAGGCTCGCGGAGGCTAAGAACTTCGCGAACGCCATCGTGCGCGTGCATAGGCCGACGCAGCTTAATTTCGATACGCTGCGGGCCGGACGGCGGAGCCGGAGCCGGAGCTTGCTCGGGAGATTCGTAGGGGGCGGAGGGGGGTGTGGGGGCGGGCGCTTGGCCTTGCGCGCCATTACCTGCGGGGGGCAGGGGGCGGCGGTCGCCACGAGCGTGCGGTTGCGAGGCCGGGGCGGGGCCATCGCGAGAGACGGATACATTAACGGTAGGTTGTTGCGCCATTGTACTCTCCCTGGTTGAGTTGGCGATTGTCGGGGCGTAGGAGCCCGTAGGATAGGGTGAGAGGTCCGCGCGATGGCGGACTCGGCTATCTCCTCAAAACTAACGGGTGAGGCTTAGAAAGAGGCGGGGGCGTACCCCCGCCTATAGTCTGGGAGGAAGCTGCTATTTCTTGGCTGGTTGTGGCGGCGTTGGCCCCGGCTGCGGCTTGTCGCTCGCGGGCGGGAAATAGCCCCAGCCGTAATCCGGGTGATAGCCCCAGCCACCTTCGGGCGGCGGCGGCTTGGCACCATCGGGCGGCGGCGGCGGCTCCGGGATAACAATCGGATGCGCGGGATGACCCGGGCTCGGCCAGATCGTCACGGGCGGGCCTCCCGGTACATAAGGCGGCAAATAAATGGGCGGGGTCGGCCAAGGACCGGGTGGTCCCCAAATTCCTGGAGGTGGTCCACCAGGAGCTATCGGATGCGCCGGATGATAACCCGGCGGTGTCCAACCAGCGACCGGAGGCGGTCCACCAGGAGCGATTGGAGGAGTTGGCCACGGGCCAGGAGGTCCCCAAATACCGGGTGGTTGACCCGGAGGAATATGGATGGGCGGAGTCGGCCACGGGCCAGGAGGTCCCCAAATCCCAAGCGGCGGTTGCGGAATGTAAATCGGCGGGGTTGGCCACGGACCCGGAGGACCCCAAATGCCGGGTGGTGAACCACCAACGGGCGGCGGATGCCCGATGCTCAAACCGGGATCGTAAACTTCGCCAATGATAACGACTTGTCTGCCTGGCATTTTGCCTGCTCCTTTGGTTAAACTTCTGCTTCAACAAACATCCAATCCACCTGCCCTTTACCCTCGATGCCAAGGGCCTTCGCCATCGCAGGAGAGATGTCAATTCCCGCACCATTAGGTATCGTCCCCTGGTTCGGGCCGCGCGGGCACGGCTCGCCCAAGAGGTAGCACTGCTCGGCCAGAGGCCGGTCGCCGGTCTCCGGGTAGCAATCGTCTACGAACCAGGGTCCCTTATCACCGACCCATCCTTTTTCCGACTTGCCGTTGGCGCGGTTGGTGACTTTGACTACGACGCCACCATCCCTGCCAGCACCCGGAACCGTCCACGGCAGCGACACGTACATATCATCGTCATCGAGATACGGGCCGCGCCCCTGCGAGTCATAGGGGCCATAAGCGGAATACTCGTTGTCCGCATCGCCGCCAAAGACCGTGGTGATAATGTTACGCTGGTTGACCGGGATTTCGCTCTCGGCTGCGGGCGGATGGTTGTGGAACATCTCGCCATTGATGGCCATGCACACGTCGCCATGCCCGGTCAGCGTCAAATCGACCACCGGCTGGCCTGGAACATAAGCACCGTGGATGGTGGCCCCGTTGATGAGCACCTGCACGCCGCCCGTCGATGCAGTCCGCATCTCGATGTAGTTCTGCTCGGTTATCTCGGGTGGCCGTTCCGGCGGCTCGATGGGTGGCCGCTCCGCTGGCGGTTCGATGTCATCGAGTTCCACGTCGGCGATCTTCTCGGCTATCGCCTCGCAAATGGCATCTCGGTATTGCCGCCCGTTAGCACAATCGGCAGAACTGTCGCAAAACCAGCATTCCAGTAAAATGGCAGGCTCGGACGTCCCGTTCAAAAATGCCAAATCGCCTCGATACTTTTCACCCCGATCCTTGAAATGACCAGCGGTAGCGATGGCGGCCGAGACCTGCTCCGCCAGTGTCTCCTGGGTCACAAACAGCACTTCGCATCCCATCGGGCTCGAAGTGGTCTGGTTCGCGTTCAGATGCACAGACACATCTAAATCGCGCGATTGCGAGTTATGCCAATCCACGATACGGTCCAAGTTGGCGCTCTGACTTGTCGAAGTATTGTCGTGGAATTTTACGCAAGCGTGTCCGGCGCTGGTCAACAAGTCATGAACTTGGTCCACGATCTGACGGACTTCATCGACTTCGTCGTTGTACGGCTCGGGGTTCGGGCTCGCGGAAGCGCCCCTGATGTAGAGCCCATGCCCGGAGCTAATGGCAATCCTCCTCATGATTAGCTCCTATAGAGGAAGTGTGGTAGGCTCGGCTGCATGATACACGCTGGTCTCAGGTTCGGGCGCTTGGTCGCTGTGCGGTACGTCCACAACGAAAGAGCAGGAGCCCTTTGGCAGTGTCGCTGCGATTGCGGGCAGATGACCATCGCTTTAGTTTCAAACCTCCGTCACGGGCGCACCAAGTCCTGCGGCTGCCGTCAAGGCATACGTCACGGCGGTTGGGGCTCCCCGGAGTATTGGTGCTGGCACGCGATGCTGCAACGGTGCAACAATCCAAGGAACCCCGGTTATAAGAACTACGGGGACCGAGGCATCAAGGTCTGCAAGCGTTGGCATCGCTTCGAGCACTTCTACTCTGATATGGGCGACCGACCTGCCGGTCTATCCATCGACCGCATCGACAACGACGGTGACTACAAACCGTCGAACTGCAGATGGGCTACTCAGGCTCAACAACACTCTAACAAGCGGCGTCCTCAACTGCGATATAGCACATGATACTTCGCAGACGACTGTAACTTAGCCTCGATATATAACACTTGTATGATGGCCGCTGGCTGGATGGCGAGGTCAACTATCGCAAGGTTGAGCGCGTCGATGCTGGCCTCGCAGATGAACTCCTTCACCAGCGAAGGTGCCAATGGCGGCGGATGCGAATGCGCGACCATTATTTTTGGTCTTGCATTTGTTGTTCACGCTTCACTATTTGCTGCGAAGCGCTGTGATAAGCTCCCCGCGCAATCTTCAAGCCCCTTGAGATGCGGTCGGCTTCCTTGGCTCCGTCGGTCACCCAAATGGTCCACAGCTTTACGACTTGACCGTGATATGCCTCGTTCAGGGCCTGCTTGTCCAAGCGCAACAAAGCCGCATCCAGCGGAATACCCTCATAGAGTTCCGGTTCGCTTTGCACGCGCGCGGAGCCGTGGTTAATGAATGCAATGAGCAACAATGCCAGCAACAAGACGATTGCCAGCACCCATTGCAACGCCCTTAACTGCGGACCCACTAGACACCTTGGAGGACACCGGACCCGCTGACGCCTTGCGGCGTTGCCTGTCCCGGTATCTCGACGCAGTCCATACCTTCGAACCGGATGCGGGTTTGACCTTCGCGGGTATTGATTTCAACTCGGCGCGCCACCCATGCGTTGCGCAGCACATAGCTGAACCCGTTGATGAGGTTCGCCTGCACCGTGACGTCGGTGTAGCCGTCGATGATTTGCCACTGCATGTT